GTAATGCAGATACCCAATCTGGTAATGAATAGTAGTATCTATTTGGTTCGTATTCCTTAATGTAAAGAATTTCTAATTTCTCATTAGATGTTCCAAATGCAGGAATTTTGATTTTCTCTTTTTGTTTCTTAAAATCATTCCAATCAGTACAATAGAAATAGTTTTGAATCTTTGTATGTTCGTATAATTTCTCTGCACGTAAAGTTTGTACTGGAATATGATAGAATTTCTTTATCTTTGTGTGGTCATCGTTCCAAAACACTTGGAATGCTGCATTACCATATAATTTTAAATCAAATGCAACCTTTCTCACATCTTCACCAGGTAATAACCTTGCTAAATCCTCTTCAAAAGTGATATCGCCGGTAGTTAGACCTTTACCATAAATTAAATCGGCAGAACCTTCAACACATGCTGCGTTCGTTGTAGATGTGTTATACGCTTCAGTTATAGCATCAAAATAATCATCGTGTCCGTTGATTCCTACTGGTACCCAATTATAACGAGTCTTTGTATCCTCCGTTATGATAGGAACATCCATTCTTGACAAGTTTAAAACTGAAAGATTTTGTTGTTGTTTCATATTACGTTAAAATTATATATTCGTTAGAAGAGCCTGTATATGAGATATATCCATCGTTTTGTGTTTTATACTCACTCTTATCAACTGATTGTGATGCAAATACCTGAATACTACCATGCCATATAGGAGAAACACTACCACTATTCAAAAGAGTTGCACGATATTCAGAACCTACTATTGCACCACTAATACTAGCAGTGAATGATATGAATGATTCATAACCTTCAAATGATGCAGATGTTAAACTCGCAGTCAAATTGTAGTTTCTATTCATATCTTGTAAAGATAGAGTAAACTCATTTGAGGCGGTTGGTTCGGTTCTAATAGTGAATCCGTTACTTCCAGATATAAAATAAGTTAGCATTAGGCCGTATTTAAGTTGATTTATCTATAGCTTTAACAAATAGAAACGAAAAAGTTGTGAAATAAAAAACCCACTCCGTAATTGAAGTGGGTTCTTAGTATGTAAAGTGAATATAGATTAACTATACACAATTGTTGGTTGAGTACCTAATCCAGCGAATGGGTTAGTTGTAGTTGAACCAGATAAGAATGCTGCTGGTAATTGTTCTTGTCCAGTGAATGTTGCTGAATAACCATAAAGGTCACCCATTGCTCCACCCGTTTGGATAGTACCTGCAGTTAAATCAGCACCTTCGGTTTCACCTACTAATAACGCATCACCTTGCTTTGTCCATACAACGATTTGTGGTCTGCCGTATGCCATCAATTTCAATTGTGTTGTCATTTCGTTAGTCAATTTCTTTAAGTTAAGAGTTAATTCTTGATTAAAGAAAGTTGTACCATTTTCACGAGATGAGTTTACAGTCTCCTGATATGCACTTGTACCTTTTAATTCATAGTAGTAAACTGTACTACCAGATGGAAGAGCAGTGACTTCGCCACTTGCGTTCTTTGTGAAAGAGCCTGTTGTAAAGTTTAAAAAGTAAACACCTTGTAAACCTCCTACTGATTCCTTACAAACTTCTTGTCTTCCTTGTGTTAAATTACAAGCCATAATATTGAGTTTTGTTTTAAGTTATTAAAAGGGTGAGAACTTAATCTCACCCATTAATTTTGAAATTGATTATTAGTAAGCTCCGTAGAATACTACATCACCTAATACACCTACTTGTGTACCAGCTGTATATCTCATAATAATACGGAAGTTTTGGCTACCGTCTAAGTCTGCCATGTCTAACACCTTAACTTGGTTGTAGTCAGATAACAAACCAGTTCCGAAGAATAAGTTTGATTTTTGAGCTGCAACTACTTTAGATGCTGTCATACCTGGGCAGTGTACGATTTCAATACCATTGAAGTTGAATGGTTTTTCACCAACGTTCAATTGGTTGTTCCATCCGTTAGCACCAATTGCTCCACCTGCTAATGCTTGTTGGTAAGCTTTTGCTACGTTAGTTGGAACGTACAATAATAAATCTTCTTTACCATATACTGTATCAGGGATAGAGTCTACGATAGAGTTTAATTTATCTAATACGTTTGCAGAAGTGATTGAACCAGAGATAACTGTTGAACCTGAAGTTGCTGCAATTACACCTGTTCCTGCGATTACTGATGCTGATAAGATAGTTTCGAAACCACCAAATTCACCATTTGTTGCAGTTGCACCACCCCAAATTGATAATTCAGTTGCTTCAGCTACTTTACCACCTACATAAGATACTAAATAGTCTGTGAATGATTTTGGAATTTCATCGAAAGCAGAATATCCTAAAGAAATTGCTTCCCATGATTGTACAAATTCGTCCTTACATAATTGTAAGTTTACTTGTAATTCTTTTGGCTCCAAAATTCTTTCTGCGATTGATGCAGAAGCATTTGCTTGGAAATCACAAGATGCATCAGAGATAATGTTATCTACTGATACTTTTTGGATAACAGATTTGTATTTAACATTCGGCATGATAGTTACATATCCATTATCAAGAGTTTTTGCACTTAACAACGCTGCGGCAATGAAGCCAGAAGCTGCCTCACCTGAATATGTGCTATTAGCAATAGTAGGTTGTGCGATTGTTGCGAAATTTTGATTCTTTCTCATTTTGATAATTTTGTTTTTATTATTTGTATAATTTTTCTAAAAAGCGATTTTGTGTACTCGCTGATTTTTCTTTTGTTCTAACTGATGAAAGTTTTGTGTTACCACTTACTTTTTCAGTTGGTGCTCCATCTAATTTAGGAAGTTCATCTTCTTCATCTACCTCTTCAGGTTCGATATCAGATTCTTCTTTAACTTCTTCCATTTGAGCGATTTTCTTTTCTAACTCTTCGATGCGGTATGAAAGTTTTTCATAAGCCTTCATCTCTTCAGTCTTTTCTTCTACTTCTGGTTTATCAGTATCTTCTGTCAATGGTTCAACTGATTCTTCAACACCATCTCCTGATGGTAATTCAGTTTCAGCTAATTTAGTTGAGCCAGAGGTTACTGAACCTTCTGCAGTTGGTACATCATTTGCTTCATCCTTTTGGTTTGCCTGAGGAATATCTTTTACATCAACGATTTCTAATTCAACGTTTTCTCTTTCTTCAATCTTACCATCTTTTGTGATAACTTTGATGATTGTTTCGTTTCCTTCTGAATCTTTTAATGCAATCTCATGCTCTCCATCTGGTGCTGGTGTTTTTGTACCATCTTCTGAAACTACTTCAACGGGCTCACCCACATCAAATGTAGGAGATTCCAAAATAGTTCCATCTTTTAGTCTTGCGTAAGTTAATGCAACTTCTCCCTTTGTTTCCAAAGAAAGTAATGTCATTATCTTTTTTAGTACGATGTTTGAGGTCATAATATTATTTTGTTTTTAATTTTAACAATGTGTGTGTATTCTGTATTAAATTTTTTTGTATTTTTTTATGCTCCGGTCATTCTACTGATGATTCCGTTCCATTCTTGCAATGGTCTTAAAGTTCCACCATTATTTAAGAATGCCTTTTTATAGTAAGTACCATCACTAGCAAACATATGTAAATCACCATTTGGGCCCATTACAATTGTTTGCCAATCTTTGTTTACAATTGTTTCATACGATACTGAATTATCTATTGGATTAAATATTACCATTGTATTCGTATTACCAACTGTGTATATCTTACCATCAGCACCCAATGCATAGTTGTTTGCTTTTGTATCGGTTACACCTGTTGCTACTGCTGTTGCTACGTTTGTAGTTGGATTGATTCTCCAAATTGTAGATGCACCATATGCTGGAAATATGTAAAGGAAACCATTTGGATGTTGAACTACATCTCTATATTGGTCACTCACATCTCCACCTAAACTCACATATGAGATACTATCAGTAATTGGGTCATAACATTTAATACCTAATGTAGAACCTCCTCCACAACCAAAGTATATCTTTCCATTTATACCCATAGTTCCGTTTTGAGGGTCACCAGTCACCGATGTTACTGCAGTATTAGTAATTGAGTTAGCAACTAAATTCATTTGCATGATTGTGGTACTACCAATCCATTTACTACCATATGCTATTCTACCATCATAAGATGTTCCAAACCAAAACGAATAAGTTCCACTTGTATAACTAATAGATGTTTCAAATGTATCAGTAAGTGTATTAACTACTTTCATTGCACCTGCACCTGGAAGATAAACCTTTTTAGTGAATGGTGAATAAAAACATGAGTAAGTAGCCATATTACCATCTGCAGTTATTGTAGTTCTTGTATCAGTATTAGTATCAATAACTGTGATAGTAGTTGAACCTGCATCTGCTGCACCATATAACTTACCATTATCAGCAAGTATCATATGGTTGATTGCTCTACCAACTGATGTCATTGCTGTTGCTGATGCATAACTTCCACCATTGTTTGGTGAGAAATAACTCATTCCAGCTCTACACCATTGGTTGGCCTCGTATTGAGACCAAGCCAATGCTGATTGTTGTGGAAATGTAATATCTTCGAATGCTGCTGGTGCAATCATATATTATAAAAAGTTTTTGATTGATGTTGCTAATACAGTTGAACCTGTAATTGCAACCATCGTTAATAAATCAATCGCAGAACCTGTTGCAGTTGCTTGGTAATCATTACCACCTGCGAATAGAATAGTTGGTGAGAATGTGATACTACCAGTTGAAGCACCAGCTGGTTGATTGATTTGTATATTTATTGTCTGTCCTTTAATTGTATTTGCAACTTCAAAACGAGTTGCTGCTCCTGCTGGTAAAGTGATTGAGAAGAAATTACCTTTTGTGAAATCAATTGATGCTGTGTTTGATGCAACACTCAATTCATTTACCAATCCACTCATACTACCAGTAACTTGTAAACTACCAGAGATTGATGCAGTACCACTATAAGGG